CCACAGCATCAGCCGATGGAATGATTGGGATCGCCAGCGTCGGCTGAACACATGGTGCTGCGGGGACTCGGTGCAAATCCGAGCGCGATGGTGCAGGCTGATAATGGTAGGGACTGCACCCCATTGACCGGCTGGCCGTGAGGACTCAGGGTGAAATGGGAATCCCCCGAACCCCCGCTTTGGGGGTAGGGGGGCCATTTCCCTAACACGACCGTTCCGATCTAGGGTGAAAGGTTCTGAGGGTTGTAGCGACTGTGTTTATTTACTCTGTGTAGGAAATGATTATGGGAAAGAAATCTGTTTCTGGTGAGCAGTTGTTTGACATCGACGTTTCTGTAAAGCGTCGTGTTTCTGAGGACGATATTCAATCTGTGTGGGACTATTGGGTTGCTACACATCACTCCGGGCGTAAAGGCCCGAAACCTCAATGGTCGTCTTTGCGGCGGCGGCGTATTCACGATGCGATACGCGACTACGGTTTGGCAGCAACATTGGCAGCCATCGAAGGCTGCACTCACTCTCCGTGGCATATGGGGCAGAACCCTAACGGCACCCGGTACAACGACATCTCTCTGATCCTCCGAAGCCCGGAACACATTGAGAAGTTCGTTGCCCTGTCAGCACACAAGAAAGACATTGCCAACTCAACGGAGGGCTGGTGAACAGAGAACAATCCGATGGTGTGGTGAAACGAGTCCACGTTCTGTGGAATCAAACACCGAAAGAGATCGACTTGATCTGCGAAGCATGGTGGCGTTTCCTCCACGACCTTGACATCAACGATGTTCATGCGGCGGTTGATGATTTGATGATGGCGGAGCCACGGTTCATGCCAAAGGTTGGCGAGATTCGCCGTATGGTTTTAGCCCCGCAGGTTTCTGCGCCTACAGCGATTGAGGCTTGGCAGCAGTTTCAGTCCCGGCTTCGTGTAGCGAACTCTGGTGGGCAAGTCCCGGATGTGCATGAGTTGGTGTTGGTTACGATGCGACGTTTGGGTGGCGGGGCTGGTTTGCATACGAACGGCGACCGTGAGATGTTTATGGATTTGTATAAGAGTGTGGTGATGGAGTTTGAGGCGGAGAGGTATCGGGTGAAGCGGTGACTTCAGAAGTTGTTGACCACTTTTTGGATTTGTTGGAAGGTGTGAAGTCGAATGGTGCCGGGTGGTCGGCACGGTGTCCTTGTCGTAATGATGATGACAATCCTTCGTTGTCGGTGGCGGAGGGACGGCAAGGTCAAGTGTTGGTTACCTGTCACCGTGGTAATGGTTGTTCGGTGAACGAGATTTGTGATGCGTTGGATTTGGAGATGACCGATCTGTGGCCGAAGGAAGAGTCCCGGGACAAGCCATCTAAGTTGGTTTTGGTTGAGACTTACAGTTATACGGATGCGGCTGGTGAACTGCTTTTCCAGAAGCAACGGTTTGTGGATGAGGCGACGGGTAAGAAGACGTTCCGTCAACGTAAACCTGATGGTCGTGGTGGTTGGGAACATTCTCTCGGTGACACTCCGAAGGTTTTATATAACTTGCCTGCGGTGACGGCTGCGGTTCGTGATGGTGTTGAGGTTTGGGTAGTTGAGGGTGAGAAGGATGCGAACTCTCTGATCAAGGAGGGTTTGGTTGCGACCACGATGCCGGGTGGTGCTGGTAAATGGTTGCAGATTCATACAGATGCGTTGGCTGGTGGTTTGGTCAATGTGGTGTGTGATAACGATGAGCCGGGGCGGGCGCATGCGAATGCTGTGGTGAAGGCGTTGACGGCTGCTGGTTGTGCGGTGCTTTCGTTCTGTCCCCCGGATGGATTCAAAGATGTGACGGATGTTTTGGCTCGCGGTGGTGGCTTGAACAGTTTGGTTCAGGTTGGTGGGCCGATGGTTCAGGATTCGTTTTCTGAGATTGTGGTGGCTCTTACGGATTTGGCTCGTAAGGAGAAGTTGTCTACGTCGCAGAAGTTGATCAAGGCGCGTTCGTTGTTGGATGCGGCGGCTATGTCTGCGCCTCCGGTGAGTTTGGATGCGGTGAACTGGTTTGATTTTCTGCAGGATGGTGCAGAGGATGAGTACGATTGGATTATTCCGGGGTTGTTGGAACGTACTGATCGTGTGATTGTGGTGGCGGCTGAGGGTTCTGGTAAGACGATGTTGGCTCGTCAGGTGGCGATCCTGTCGGCTTGTGGGATTCATCCGTTCACGAAGCAGAAGATGGAACGGATCAGGACTTTGACGATTGATTTGGAGAACCCGGTTCGGATTATCCGTCGTAAGTCTGAGGCGATCATGCAGGCAGCGATGCGGGAGGCGAGGGAGAAGTCCCGGCCTGAGGCGCATCTGGTTATCAAACCTGATGGTTTGAATTTGTTGAAACCGCAGGATCGTGTGGCGTTTGAACAGATGGTGGAGAAAGCAGCCCCGGACCTGCTGGTGATCGGCCCGCTCTACAAGTCGTTCATTGATCCGGGCGGTAGGTCTTCAGAAGCAATCGCCACAGAGATCATCATGTTCCTTGACTATATTCGGCACACCTACAACTGTGCGATGTGGATGGAGCAGCACGCCCCGCTCGGCTCACACAACGCCCGCGACATGCGCCCCTTCGGTAGTGCGGTGTGGTCCCGCTGGCCCGAGTTCGGTAAGGCTCTCGTCAAGGATGTGACAGCCCCGCCGAACACGTTCACGGTAGAGAACTTTAGAGGTGACCGGGACGAGCGACACTGGCCCTCTATTGTCAAGTGGGGTGTTACTTGGCCGTTCGATGTGGTGGAGTGGCAGACCCACTAATTCCGCTTCCGGGACAGTTGACGGGTTAGACTGGCTGGCATGACTGGGCAGAACCTTGAGTTTCTCGCTGAGCGGGACTCCAAGATTTTCGCTATGCGACGGACGGGTATGGCTACGTCTGAGATTGCTCGCCGGTTCGGTTTGTCTACGTCTGCGGTGAATGCTGCGGTGCGACGGCAGTTGGAGAAACTGAACCGTGAGGCATTGCTTGCTTATCCTGAGGTGCTGCGGCTTGAATTAGAACGGCTTGATGCGTTGCAGCAGGCGGTGTGGCCTTTGACGCAGCATCGTAAGGTGAAGATGGATGACGGGACTGAGGTGACGGTGGAGCCTGATTTGCGGGCGGTTGCTGAGGTGCGGTCGATTATGGCTGCGCGTGCGCGTCTGTTGGGGATGGAGCAGGCGAATTTGTCGATCACGTTGGAGCAGCCTGAGCCGGTGGCGCGTGCGGTGTTGGCGGGTTCTGAGCGGGCTGCTGGTGAGATTGAGCGGTTTGATGCTGAGGCTGAGGCGCGTCAGATGTTGAAGATTATGGTGGAGGCTGGTGTGGTGTCTGGTGATGTGGTGGGTGAGTTACTTGGGGTGAGGGAACTCGGTGCTGGGGAAATTATTGACGGTGAGGTTGTGGAAGATGAGTGACGACAATCTGGTGGCTGCGGTAGAACACATGATGGACGATCTAGATTTATCCATCACACCGAACACTGGCAGCAAACCCGGCAACCCCGCAACCAAACAAATCATCTGCCGCACCACCCAAGAAGAACACGACCGCTGGAAACGCGCCGCAGAACTACTCGGACAATCCCTCAACGAATTCATCCGAAACTGTGTACGCGAAAAAGCCGACAACCTCATCGACTGCCAACACCCATGGGAATACCGCAAACGCTACCCATGGTCAGAGTTCTGCCTAAACTGCGGACAACGCCTCAGAGGCTAAGGCTTCGGCGCATCCACCGGCAAATACCGCCGCGTCAACTTTACTAACAAAACCTCGGCAGCATGAGACACCTTCAGCCCGTGCAGCCGTGCGTACTCTTCCACCCATGCTCGGACAGGTGCGTCCACACGCAACGGTAACGGCACCCGTAACTCTTCCGGTTTCTTCTTCGGTCTACCCATCTCTTCACACTACCATAAACCGAAACAAAAACCCAAATAAACCAAAACAAAAACCCACAAACCAATAAACCAAAACAAAAAAAGGAGGGCCGACCCACCCCCAAGCCGACCCCCCAACACCCGTCCCAAGGTGTCCCACCCAGACTACACCACCTCATCACGCGACACCCGAAACGCCCGATGCAACTCCGACCACATCGCCGCAATAGTCGGCTTAGTCGGTCGAATATTCCTGCGGCGTTGTTCGGCTGCTAACTGTCGGGGTGTGAGTCCTGCCCAGACTCCGCTCATGTCTGCTGGTGGGTAGGTGAGGGCTTCTTCTAGGCATTGGGGTTTTACTGGGCAGTTTTTGCATATTTGGCGTGCTTGTGTGATGTATGTGAT